GCGGCACCAAGAACCGTAGCTTCGTCAAATCTTTTTGGTATTTGTTGCCGAGCGCATTCAGCATCCCCTTGAATACCGTGCCACTGTAATCTTCAGACGCCCCAGTGTCGTAGACCGATCCACCATCATTGACCAGGATATTGAGCCATCCCTTGTTGATACTAACAAACGGATCTGCGCTCATTGGATCACCATTGATACCCAAGTCCTCCAGGTCGTTACCAACCTGCATTCCAATCATCTGCATGATGTGGTCCATTAGGTTTTCTTTCTCGATGGTCACATCCAGCGACTCATATGCGAGTTCCACATTGACCATCATTTTGACGGTGTTCAGTGTCCGTCTCGACGGCGTAACCCCAGTCGGCGAAACACCCTGAGCCACCACGCCTTTCCGCAAGATTCGCGACGCAATAGCCAACGTATCAAGCTGTCGCTCCGCCCTCGTCATCTTGATGTTCGTGACTTCTTTTAACAGGAGCGTCTCATCGATGCAATAGTCGTAAAACACCGTCCCTTGCTCTGGCGACAACAGTCCGCCCGCGTCAAAAGTGTCGGGACTAATAAGACCCTTCAACACCAATTCGTTTTCCATCGTAATTTCCTCCATTCACATCGTTTTCGTTTACCAATTCACAACTCGCTTATCTCAATCCTCTCCTAACCCGAAACGGCTGATTTAATTTGTTCGCCAGAACCCGTTAGTTCTCCTCCCAGAATCAGCATCTACCGTCGTTTTTCCATCACCGTCGCCACCACCAGCCAACGGCTGTCTGCTCATGCCTTCAATTTTCTCAATGGCAATAAGTCGTTTCTGGAACTCATCCAACATGTTCTTCAATGCGATTACGTCCTTGAATGATTTCTCGACCGCCACGGCATCAGCCTTCTCCAACTTGTCTTTGAGGGGCTGCAAAGACTCGTCCAATATCCCCTTAACTTCGGCCATGATGTCTGTCGTCGACTCTTTTTCCACGCGGGCGGGATCGGGTTCAGCCACGGCCGGCTTTTGATCGGTGGCTTCCACGACTTTTTCTTCAAACACAGGCGCATCTCCGCTGGAGCCCTCTACGGCTTCAAATTTATGCTCCGTGCCGTCCACGAATTTTAATGTCATTGTTTGCATCGATTCCTCCGTTCTTTCGTTATTTTGATTTTGGGATGTTTTGTCATTTACGTTATCGTCATTGCCCCCTTTCACAATTGACAAGATTTCTCCGATCACACCGTAGGCTTTCTCGAGGTCTGTCACCAGGGATGCTCGCAATACCCGCCCAACTTTCTCGTCCAGCGCAAGCTCCTCCATGCCCGTGTTCGTGGCTGTTTGTATTGGCACTGGAGGTGAACCATCGACTTCGCCATTCTTGGCGGCGAATCCCAATTTCCGCATGACGGATGCGATCAGTTTCTCCACTATCGTACCAGTGTCTTCGACATTCTGTTCCCTGCCCCGTTCCTTTCGCCCAGACTCATCCTCCATTGTTTTCACCCATAGTTCCATATCATCAACAGACAACAGAGGAAAAATCTCTGTGTCGCCACCCAGCTCATTCCACTTCTCCGTCAAAACACCATATGCCAGCTTACGTTCCTTTTCCGTAATACCATCCACGCCATGCGGGTTGTTCAGCATATTCACCATTGTCTCAATTGCCTCCGCATTCACTTTGCCATCCGCATCGGTAAATGGATACAGCCGCTTTTCCGGTAGCGCAAAACATTCGTCAGACAGCGCCTCTCGCTGTTCCGTAGTCAGCATAAAAGTTTTTAGCCTGATTTTGTCTCTGCCTTTCGCCATGATATCCTCCTCGGAATCCAAGTCGAGATTCTTGAAGACGTAGAATCCGGCGTCTGGATTGGCACCGACATCTACAACCGATATTTCAAACAACCGCAGCCGCTTTATATGATTTATCCCATCTATCAGTTCGTCCTTCAAACGATAAAATCCGATTGAGAAAAACTTGTAGACGCCCTCCTTGATTTTATTCCACACCACATCATCGACAATCTTCGCCAGAATCCAAAGACCCTTATGATCCATAACCATCGACTTCACAACACCGACACCACCCAGCCCTGGATTGTGCATTTCCCGTAAATTTGCCACACTCCCGTATTCCGGCAATGCCTCACTTATCGCATCCTGCTCTACGATCTCTTGATACTCACTGTTATCCCTCCGTGCCGTCGTCGCATAGCCAGACACCAAGCGCTTTTCTTCGTCTACCACCTTGAGGCTTGCTGTCAAAAACAGTGATTCCAGATCGCAGTACCCCTTCTCGCCTTTCACTTTCGGAACCCATCGGTCACCAACCTTTTTATATTTGCTCTTGACCGCACTCCATGCAGCTATCCTGGCTTGATTATCGTCCTTAGTGTTTCCATATACCTCGTTATAAACCCGTATAAACAAATTCCGTGCCCCTACCGGCAATTTGTTCAGATATTTCGGGAAATTATTAATGTCGTATGGCATTCGCCTCTTAGCTCCTATTTTTGTCCAATCACTTATCCCACATGTGGGATATCAGTTCATCTATGTCACTGTGCGCCCTGTCTCGCTCCACATCTGCATCGATGACCGACATCTGCCATGATACGGCGGTGCATCTATACCGTATTCCGCTTGCAATTCCTCAGCTGACACCCTACCCTCTGACAAATCCTTCGCCAAGTTCGGCGTCATAAACGGACTTTGCTTCGGCAAATCCACCTCATCTGACGCTACTATCCGCTGGATCTTGTCATACGCCCTCTGCACACTGAAAATATGACCATCCATTGCAGCGCAGATGTCCGACCGACGCTCATCCGCTACAGTCACCACCTGAAAATATATCACCCCCAACTCCTGCAATGAATATACGCTCCCCCAATTCCTGCACCGATTCGCCGACGTCCTGACAACGTTATCGTAACGCTGGAATTTTTCCATAATCTTCGGAGCCAATGTGCGCTGGATTTCCTTCGCTACTTCACGTGGACCAAGACCACTCTCAAGCAACAGGTCACGGATATGCTTCGTGATCTCTTCGCGGTATTCGGGGAATACCTTACCAACGTAGAAATTGTCCGTCCTTTCAAGGAAGCGAATAGCCCGACGTTCGGGAACACCCAAAACCGGCTTTACCGATATCCGCTTCTGCCCCCTCCTGAACAACTTTTTGACGTATATTCTGACATGGGTTTTCATGGCACGGTCTAATTCCATCCCCATCTCCATCTTCAGAATATTCTCCAGCCGCGCTATTGCCCTTGAGACCTGCATGTCAGCACCGGTCGCATTCAGGTACATTACGGATCGATTAGTCGCCTTCTTCGCTGCAATTTCTAAATCCCGCTGTATCGCCGCCGCATATAGATTTTCTTCTCGAAACCATTCCTTATCGTCTGGCGTGTCTACCTTCACGCTGTCCAATAACAGACCATGCACATCGTAAACGTCCAGTAGAAATTCATCCAGAGTGTCTATCGTCGCCCTTATCAAGCCATCATCCATTACGTAGGGTCTCCAGCAAAAAATCTCTGTACCTTTGCCTCGCTACCGCTTGCATTCGATACATGCACCGACGTAAAATCAATAAACGCCATCAGCAGCTTTCCAGCCTGTAACAGAATCCCCGTGCTTCCAATGCCATTAAATTTCACCGTGATGTCCTGCGACGTCTTCATGTAGACAAACTTCCCCAATGTCACGGTGCCCATCGGCACTTCCTGGTCTGTTATACCAGTGGCAACCCGAAGCCCGCCATCTTCGTATTCGTTAAATTCATATCGCACCGCCGTATACGCAGTACCCGCATCCCCTTCAAATATTTCACGCCAGTCCTCTGTGCCGCTACCATCGCGGTAGCGCCTCAAAAATCCCTCCAGTGTCAAAAAATAATCGTTCGCCATTTTTCCTTGCCCTTTTTAACTTGCCATGTCGACAATGTGCAATCGCTTCTTCGACCGTATCCTACGAAGGACGTGTCTGCCTTCTCGTGACCCCTCTACGCTTGTATTCCCCTCCACTGTTCTAATGCAATCATCCATGTTTTGTATCACAAAGCCGGTATGGATCCAGTCATTGCCCGATCGATGTACCAAAAATATGTCGCCAGGTTTCGCCAACTGACTGGAAGCCCGCATCAAGCGACCACGTTGTTCCGCCCACAAGCCAATCTCATCACAAGAAAACGTATCGGGAACTTCGTTGGCACCGCCACCCACGCTTTCAGCCGCTACTCGAAGGCAGGTGCTCACAAAGCCAGCACACCACGGAAAATTTTTCCCTTCTTGCCCCTTCATAAACAGTCGCACCCACGGACCTCGATTCGACGAAATCTCACGTGCGCCTTGGTCTGCTAATCTGCTCGCCTTATATACCGCAATGGCAGGAA